AAGATCGAACGCTGGTTCAGGACCTTAAAGGATCAATGGATGGCGGCTCTTGATATGAGGGATTTCCATACCCTGGACGAGCTCAGAGGCAGCTTTCTCTCGTATGTCTCAAGCTATAATCAGCATCCGCATTCTTCTCTTAAAGGAAAGACACCGCAGGAACGTTACTTTTCCGAACCTGAACTGATCTCACGTCTTCCGGATGATCAGATCGAGAACTCCTTTCTTCTCGAGGTTGAACGCCGGGTATCTGCAGACTGTGTCATCGTGATCGACCAGATCGAGTACGAAGTCGACTGCCGCTTTGCAAAGCAGCGCATCACTCTTCGATATACCCCGGACATGGAAAACATCTATGTCGTTGAGGCGGATGGAACTCTTACTCCGATCCGGCTTCTCAACAAGCAGGAGAACGCATCCGTAAAACGTGACAAGGTTCGTCTCACAGGAGGTGAAGACTGATGGAACTTACCGCAAGATACGGTCTGGAATTCAATCCGTTTCTCAAGAATTCCCACGAAGTCCTTTATCAGAGCAGTGAATACAGTGAAGCATCCTTCCGGCTCGACTATCTTGCCAAAACAAAAGGGTTCGGTCTTCTTACCGGACAGCCCGGCAGAGGAAAAACTACTGTTGTGAGGAACTGGTCCTCGGAGTTGAACCCTTCTCTTTACAAGGTGATCTACACCTGCCTTTCTACTGTTACAGTCAATGAGTTTTATCGGAATCTCGCATCCATGATGGGTGCTGAACCGGCTTATCGAAAAACAGAAAACTTCCGACTCATCCGGGACGAGATCACACGTCTTTCTCTCGATAAAAAGAAAACGCCTGTGATCATCATCGATGAAGCAAACTATGTCAGCAACGCGATCCTTAATGATCTGAAACTTCTTTTCAACTTCGAGATGGATTCAAGAGACCGCGCTGTCGTTCTACTTGTTGGGCTTCCCCAGCTTAACAGCACTCTGAAGCTTTCGATTCATGAACCTTTCCGCCAGAGGATCATCATGAATTATAACCTTGACGGATTCAGCAAAGATGAAGGTCGTGCCTACATCAACGAAAAGCTTGCCGGAGCCGGGTGCCATCAGAAGATTTTCGATGATGCAGCAATAGAAGCCATTCTGAACGCGTCTGATGGAACAGCCCGTATGATCAATAAGATCTGCAATGAAGCAATGATCGTCGGTCATGCACAGAACCAGAATCTTATCAATGCAGACATCGTTATGAAGGCGATCAATGAATGCACGCTCGGATAAGGAGAAACTGATGGATTTTCAATGTACACTTCGCCAGCATGGAAGGCTGGAGCACTGGACCGCACAGATCAGACTTATTTCCTGCAATGAATCTCAGCAGGAACTCGAGATCAAGGGCCGTGGATCCAGTTTCCATCTCTTTGTCGGCTTTGGAATGTTCGGTAATTATCTGTGCATTCCGTCACAGGATATAGGCTGTGCTATCGCTCAGCCGGAAGACAGCTTCTGGAACGCAGAGTATCTCAGCAGACATCTGAACATCGTAGACACAACAACCATAACGACAGGGCTTAAATACCTTGACCAGCTATAGCCTTAATCCCTCCCTCAAATAATCTGACGGAGGGATTTCTCTTACAAACAATTTGCAGATATGGCATCGGATATGGCATCGTACAATCTGCCGTGATTCAAGCCACCATCTGCGAATCGGCTCCAAATAAAGTGCTGGATGAAGCATCGTTTAATCTGCCGGACAATAACAGCGCGTGCGCAATATCTTCAATGAGAATGCACTCTGGGTTTGGATTTGCCGGCTCGAAATGCTTTCCCGTGTAGGTTGTGATGTAGTTGCTCATTTCAAATTCCTTCTTCTCCTTCGTGCCAGTTCAAATTACTTCTGCCAGTCCATCGCACATCGGAAGAATCGCATAAAGACGGTCAACAATGCGTTGTTGTTCTTCAATGGGTGGGAGAGGAATGAGGAAATTTGCCACCTTCGTTGCACTGAGACCTGGCTTGTCGCCCATTTGCTTATCCATCATCTGGTTAAAGATGTGCGGAGATTGCAGACATAGGTGAATATAATGACGAAGTCGGTCATCAATCAACCTGACAATCAGGACATGCTGATTTACGTTGGCAATGTCAAAATCGTCTGGAACGAGGGCGTTTCTCCCGATTGACGCACCCGTGATATTGACAAGAATGTCCTTCGCCTGAACCTGACTTCCCTTCATGGAAGCGTTGATTTCATCGGTAATAAAGACAAGGCCATCCATCATCAAGCCGGAATTATGGATGTTCTGCTCCCGAAGAAACTTGATGCCTGATTTGACATACACCTTACTTCCACCGGCAGGGGTGCTTCCCGCACCAATTTTAGAGCAGAGGCTACCCAGCCGAACCCATGTCCAGTTGCTTGGTATTTCAGGCAGATCATCAGATTGGTCTATGGGCTGCGTTTTGCAGGAATTATCCCGGCTGATAATCTTGTCAGAAAGCAGTTGCTTCTTGGTCTTCTGTATTTCTTCGACAAGACGTGAAGAATCCTCTCCCAAATCCTGCTCTGTTAGCTGACCCATAACAGCCGCCTGCAGAACCGCGTCGCTGAGATTTCCTGGAAACGCCTCCTTCAAGGCAACCAGTCGATTCTCCATTTCTTCATACTCGTTGACTACTGGCATTATTTCGTCAATGCGCTCAACTATTAATGCTTGTTCCTCTACAGGGGGAATAGGAATCCAGGTATTCGCTATCTTGTCTAATACCCAATTTTGATTTCCGACTCCTCTTGTATTGTCAACAGCCTGTTGTTGTATAATAGGGCTGTAGATTAGCCAGTACAAAAACTTTGGAAGAATCTTAGTAGTATCGAAGCGCATCAACGCAACACTTACAAACAAGCTGAATTGCTCATCGGTGTCGACAATAGCTGGAACGCCTGTTGTTCCCACTTTGGAAAGCAGTACATCATTAGGTTTAGGATCGCAGCGCTTATATAAGTCCTCGTGTTCTTCCTGCGATATATATTTTGTGTTCGTCAAATCCAAGTGACCACTACTCATGTCTTTTACTGAAACAAATTTTATTGCATTCCTCAAGCCTTTCGATACATATTTTGGCGTTTTGTGTGTTCCATCTGTAAGCTTGGAAAGGATTACTCCTATTTTTGTCCACACCCAATTTGATGGAATCACATAGTAGTATTTCTTATCAGGTTCCGTATCGTCCGGGAAAAGTCGTTTGTCTTTTCTGATAGAAGAAGACTGTTTATCGCACTTTATCTGAAATAATAACTCATGCGCATCCGTATTTGTTCTTTCGCAAAGATCACCTTGCATTGCTGCTTGTAAGACTGCTGCTCGCAAATCCGCTGCCAACCTCATAATTCTACCCCCAGCATTTGAAGAATCTGGTCGAGTTTTTCATCCAGCGCAGCATCCAGACGATCGCGTTCCGCCTTAAAATTTGCGACAGTCTCCTCTGGCGAAAGAACGACCTTCTCCGTCACAGGAAAACCGCAGAAGTCGATGTTGTAATTTCTGCCCTTGATTTCCTGGATGCCTACACAGCGGCTTTTCCAGGTATCACTCAGGGACTCATCTGTTTTCTCATCCTTGATCTCCAACCGGTCATCCCACCAGGCATCTATAGCCGCCAGCTTTTCCCTTGTAATGGGGTTGCGCTTCATGCTGAACTTCTGACCGCCTTCCAGATCGTAGCGGTAGAACCAGGTCTGCTCCGTAGAACCAGTTTTGTCAAAGAACAGCAGATTGGTGGCGATAGGCGTATACGGTGCAAAGCAGCTTCCCGGCATACGGATGATTGTATGGACATTGAATTCTTTGAACAGTTTCTCCTTGATTTTGATGAGGCTCTGGTCATCATTCTGGAGGAAACCGTCCGGGAGAATCACGCCGCAGCGCCCGCTCTCATTCAGCCGGTACATGATTTCGATCACAAAGAGGTTGGCTGTCTCGGAGCTGCGCAACAGACTGGGAAAATTCACCTGTACAATGTCCTGCTCATGACCACCGTAGGGTGGATTCATAAGGACGAAATCCACCTTCTCCTCCGGCTTATAATCGCGGACGTTCTTCATCAGGGAGTTGCCATGGGTGATCCGTGGATAATCCACGTTATGCAGGAGCATATTGGTGGTGCAGAGCATATACGGGAACTGCTTCTTCTCCACACCGAAAACCGTCGCTTCGATGGTTGCCGCGTCCTCTGCCCGCGTTACCTGCTTCCGCAAATGCTCAACGGCGTCAATGAGAAAACCGCCTGTCCCGCACGCAAAATCCGCAGTTACCTTTCCGAGCTGTGGATTGACCTTTTCTGTGATCAACTCCGTTAGAGCACGGGGCGTATAGAATTCACCGGAGCGGCCGGCGCTTTGCAGACCCTTGAGCAACGTCTCATAGATTACGTTGAAAGAGTGAAGTTCTTCCTGATCGTCAAAACGGATGCCGTCCAGCAGATCGACTGCCTTGCGGATGCACACACCGTCCTTCATGTAGTTGTAGGATTCCGCCATCATATCCCGGACGATGCTCAGGCGTTTCGAACTCTGCGCCGTCACGGTCAGCCCTTTCAGTGTGGGAAAAAGCGTGTTGTCCACGAAGTCCACCAGCTCATCACCAGTGATTTTGTCCTTCTGTGTCTTACCCTTCGCCCAGTTGCGCCAGCGGCACTTTTCCGGAATGGCGCTGGTAAAACCATCCTCGTAAAGCTCCCACAGGTCTTCCTTCATATCGTATACCTTGAGAAACAGCATCCATACCAACTGTGAAAGAACCTGCACGGTTCCGTTCACGCCGTCATCGTCACGCATGATGTTTTCCCAGGTTTTTATCAGATTCCCAAGCGCCATGTTTTCTCGTCCTCTCTGTTATTATGCTGCGTAAATCTGCTGTTCGATCTCTTCCAGCATTTCCATGTACTTATCCTTGCCTCCGAATCCCTTGACGATTGCCGGAGGCGTACCCTTCTGAATGAACTCAGGCATATTCAGGATGCGCAGGTTCGTCAGCTCGTCAATATCGTGGCTGCGATATGCTTCCAGGAGCAGACGGATGACATCTTGGTTCTCCGGGGAAAACTTGTCCAAATACCCGGACGCCAGTATACGGTCGATCCGCTCATCCTTTGTCAGGGGTTCAATGTCATATCCTATATAGGAAAGCACGTCATAATCATCCACGTTTTCACACGGCAGTGTTTCTTTCACATAGTCTATGAACACGCCCTCGCTGACAAGGCGCTGGAGAAGCTCCTCCTTCTTTTTCTGCGCCAGCCACACCTCGCGAATTCTCCCGACAGGCGTGGACTTATGCCCCGAAAGACGGTAATGTACACATACCGAAAGGGAAAACAAAGGCCACCGGCCAGGGAGGATAATGACCATGACGAGATTTGAACAGGAATTGAGCGGAGCCCTTGGAGCCTTCTGGAAGAAGAATGCGGAAGAGGAAATCGCAAAGATGCAGCGTCGGGTGGACAACGACGAGATTCGTACCAACATCGGCGGTGGAGCCTTCTGGAACAGCAACGGGAACTACCTTCCCGCCGACTGCGCTGAAATCCTCAGCCACACGGATTTCCCCTTCAGCATTGAAGAGACCGCGAGGGCGAGGGAAGCGCAGAACGCCGCCTTCCTGGACAGCTACAGGAAGAACTACAAGGGGCCGACCGCCGAGGAGCGGATGGAGATGCAAGCCGCCTTCGGCAAGGAAACAACGGTGGTAAATGTGATCACCGGGAAGAAAACCAGGCTGTAACACCAACCGAGAACCATAAGGGCATCGCTTAACGGCGGTGCTCTTTTTATGCTCTTTTTCAAGAGCGGAGGAGGATGAAATGAAGTATACCGAAAAGAATAAGCCGCTGGTCTGTATGATGACGCAGAGCACCTGCTACAGAGGCACCCGCAAGTTCACCCCCAAGGGCATCCTGTGGCACAGTACCGGGGCAAACAACCCCACCCTCAAGCGGTATGTCCAGCCGGATGATAACGCGAAGGATAAGGCGGAGTGGCTGGCAAAGCTGGGTAAGAACCAGTACGGCAATGACTGGAACCACATCGACCATCAGGCGGGCATGAACTTCTGGATCGGCAAGCTGGCGGATGGCACGGTCGCCGCCGTCCAGACGATGCCCTGGGATTACCGTCCCTGGGGCTGCGGCACCGGCTCCAAGGGCTCCTGCAACGACACCCATATCCAGTTCGAGATCTGCGAGGATGCTCTCACGGATGCTTCCTACTTCAATGCCTGTTATCGGGAAGCCTGCGAGATGACCGCCTATCTGTGTAAGATGTTCGGCATCGACCCGCAGGGAACGATTGATTACAAGGGGCTGAAGGTTCCGACCATCATCGACCATATAGGAAGCCATAACATGGGGCTGGGAAGCAATCACGGGGATGTCCAGCACTGGAGCAAGCGGTATGACAAGACCATGGCGAACGTCCGTAACGACGTGGCGGCCATCCTTGCGGTTGACGGTGGGGGCACCACCAAGGACGGGTTGAAAAAGGGCGACAAGGGATCGGCTGTGAAAACCATGCAGAAGATGCTGATCGCCTGCGGCTTCTCCTGCGGTCCCGACGGAGCGGACGGCGATTTCGGCAAGAATACACTTGCCGGGTTGATTGCTTTCCAGACGGCGAAGGGCCTGACTGCCGATGGTGTGTACGGAGATGCGGACAAGGCTGCGCTGGAAAAGGCGTATGCTGCCATCCCCTCTACACCTGCTACTCCCACCACCGATGACGAGAAAGCTATCTGGGACAGGTTGTACGCAGCCATTCAGAACCCTTACGGTGTCGCTGGCATCATGGGCAACTTCAAGGCGGAGAGCAACTGCCGCGCCAACAATCTACAGAACAGCTATGAGAAGTCCCTCGGCATGACGGACGAGCAGTACACGGCGGCTGTGGACAACGGCTCCTATGCCAACTTTGTCCATGATTCCGCTGGCTACGGGCTCTATCAGGCAACCTACTGGTCGATCAAGGCGAGCCTCCTGAACTATGCTCAGGCGCAGGGCAAGTCCATCGGCGACCGGGATATGCAGGTGGACCACTTCATCAAGATGATGAAGGAGAATTACACGGCAATCTGGGCGGCGCTGGCATCGGCAAAGACCGTCCGGGAAGCGTCGGATGTGGTGCTGCTGAAGTTCGAGCGTCCCGCCGATCAGAGCGAGGCGGTCCGGGTGAAGCGCGCCGAATACGGCGAGGCGTTCCTTGCTAGGTATGGGGAGGCAGCGTCACCCACCACTCCCGCCACAGACCAGCAGAAAGATACAGTCCAGATCAGCGCCACACACGCAAAGTATATCAACTCCACCGGGACACACTATATCTCCAACTCCGGCTCCGATGAGCGCGGACAGTATCGCGGCGGGCAGGCCGGCGACCAGACGGGAACGGAGTGGCGGATGCGCTCCTGGTACAACCGGCCCTGGTCCTGTGTCCTCCGCTATCCCGATCAGAAGGTCGGGCTGAAGCTCGCCCAGCTCGGCATTGATGCCGCTTTGAATGACAAAATCGGCTACGACCAGAGCCAGAACAGGACGTATCTCAAGCAGCTCAAAGCGGTCGGCTGGGAGCCTTCCCGGATTACTGTTGCTTGTGAGGCGGACTGCTCGGCGGGTGTATGCGCCAACATTACCGCTACCGGTTATCTGCTGGGCATTGACGCGCTGAAGAACCATACCGGCACCTACACGGGCAATATGCGCTCCGCCCTGAAGAAGGCAGGATTCCAGGTGCTGACGGACAGCAAGTATCTGACGGGCGGCGACTATCTGCTCCCCGGCGATATCCTGCTCTATGACAGCCACCATACTGCGACCAACGTCACCATCGGCAAAAAAGTGCGTGGTGATTGGAAGCCCACGGCATCCACTCCGGCTACGCCTGCCGCTCCGACTACCACGAAATACTATCGTGTGCGCAAGAGCTGGGCTGACAAGGCTTCCCAAATTGGCGCTTTCACGGTCTTCCAGAACGCAAAGAACTATGTCGATGCCAATCCCGGCTATGCCGCCTTCGATGATGACGGCAACCAGGTATATCCCAAAAACTGAAAAATGAATGGAGGGGCGGCGCTTATGCCGTTCCTTTTTCAATTATGCAAATCAATGACAAAAGAGGAACCGAGGTGATGCGAATCGAGAAATGAGAGGTGTCATACATGACGTTGGAACAGAAAAATGCCATTGAGAGCCTTCGCTCCCAGGGGCTTGGATACAGGAAGATTGCCCTTGAAACGGGTGTGTCGGAGAACACAGTGAAATCCTACCTCCGTCGCTACCCCGTTGTTTCGCCTACTTCCATTTTGGAAGAGGCCGTTGAGCCGGATGTGGCTGTTGAGATTGATGAGGGGCGGGAAACAAAGCCCTGTCAATTCTGCGGGCAGCCCGTCCCTCAGAATCCGGGGCGGAAGGAAAAGAAGTTTTGCTCGGTGGAGTGCCGGAACCGCTGGTGGAACAAAAACAAATACCGGGTTCCCCGAAAGACCCTCCACACATTCCTCTGCCCGACCTGTGGCGAGGAATTTTCTGCTTATGGGACCTCCAGCCGGAAGTATTGTTCTCATGCCTGCTACATCAACGGAAGATTTCACGGTAGTGAGAATGGCAGGGGTGCGCAATGAGGATGAACAGCGAGGAATTCCGCAACGAGTACCTCTACAATTCTACCATGGCGCAGGTCAGAAAGCTGCTGGAAGAAGGCTTGATTTCAGAGGAATATTACTGGCAGATCAACACAAAAATGAAGGCGAAATACCGGCCTATTTCTGATGGCTTAATATCCGAAAATGAGTTGATATGTGCGCTGAAAAGAGCGTAAATGGAAGCGAAAGGAGGCGGAAACATGCCGAAAGTAACACGGATTGACGCAAGGAAGCCGGCCCCCATACAAAAGCAAAAGGTCGCTGCCTACGCCCGCGTTTCCAAGGACACGGAACAGCTGATGCACTCGCTTTCCGCTCAGGTCAGCTACTACAGCGACCTCATTCAGCGCACACCTGATTGGGAGTACGCGGGCGTTTACGTCGATGCCGGTCTGACGGGGACAAGCACCGAGGCACGGCCGGAGTTCAGGAGAATGATTGCGGACTGCGAGGCGGGCAAGATCAACATCGTGCTGACCAAGAGCATAAGCCGCTTTGCCCGCAACACAGTTGACCTTCTCTCAACGGTTCGCCGGCTGAAGGAGCTGGGTGTTGAGGTTCGGTTCGAGAAAGAGCATATCAACTCCCTCTCCAGCGATGGCGAGGTGATGCTTTCCATCCTCGCGTCCTTCGCCCAGGAAGAAAGCGCGAGCCTGTCCAAGAATATCAAATGGACAGTGCAGAAGAAGTACAAGGAAGGCAAAGTCCACTCCCACCAGAAGATGCTGGGGTACGAATGGCGGGGAGATGAGATGGTTGTAAATGAAGCTGAAGCGGAGACGGTACGCTTCATCTTCCAACAGTACATTTCCGGGAAAAGTACAGGCCAGATCACGAAAGAGCTGGCGGAGAGAGGCATCAGAAGCGTCCACGGCAAGCCCTTCCCGCAGGCCAGCGTCGTAAGGCTGCTCCAGAATGAACAGTACACGGGCTGCCTGATCCTTCAGCAGTCCTACAACTACCGCCCCAAGAAGCAAAAGCTGAACTACGGCGAAATGCCCATGTACCGCATCGACGACCACCACCCCGCCATCATCTCCGCAGAAACCTTCGCGGCGGCTATGGCGATGAAGACAAAGCGCGCTGAAGCGGCTGCCAGAGACCCACAGTTTGCCAGCGCCTTCTCCGGCATGGTTTGGTGCGGTAAATGTGGCTGTAAGGCATCCTGGCATCGAACCCCGCAGAGCAGAAAAAATCAAGACCAAAAGAGTATGATCTGGATCTGCAACGGAAGGAATAACCGAAAGGGTTGTGACTGCCGAAACATTCAGGACAGGGATATTCAGGCCGCCGTTGACGGGCTGGGGTTGGATATGGGAAGGATTGAGCGGATCGAGATGTTTGACGAGAAGCTGAAATTCCACATGAAGAACGGGAGGGCCGAGACATGGCGCAGAACGTAAGGGTGATTCCCGCAACCTTGAACAGAGCGACCCAGGCTCCGATCGCGTCAATGTCAAAGCGCAAGGTTGCCGGGTATGCACGAGTGAGTACAGACCAGGAAGAGCAGCAGACCTCCTACGAGGCACAGGTGGATTACTACACCAATTTCATCAAGGGGCGCGAGGACTGGGAGTTTGTTTCCGTGTACACCGACGAAGGCATTTCGGCGACCAGCACCAAGCACAGAGAAGGCTTCCAGCAGATGGTGGAAGACGCGCTCGCCGGACGCATCGATTTGATCGTGACAAAATCAGTGAGCCGCTTCGCCCGCAACACAGTGGACAGCCTGACCACGATCCGAAAACTGAAGGAGCATGGCACTGAGGTCTTTTTCGAGAAAGAAAATATATGGACCTTCGACAGTAAGGGCGAGCTTTTACTCACCATCATGTCCTCACTCGCACAGGAGGAGAGCCGGAGCATCAGCGAAAACGTCCGCTGGGGGCAGCGGAAGAAGTTCTCCGATGGCCGGTACAGCCTGAACTACAAGCACTTCCTCGGCTACGACAAGGGCGAGGACGGGCGGCTGGTCGTCAACCAGGAACAGGCCGCCATTGTTCGTCGCATTTTTGCTGATTTCCTTGCGGGGCATACCCCGTTCCAAATCGCTAAAAGCCTCACTGCCGAAGGTATCCCGACGCCCGCTGGGAAGAAGAAATGGAGCTACACGACCGTCCGGAGGGTTTTGTCGAACGAGACCTACATGGGCGATAAGCTCCTTCAAAAGACGTACAGCATCGACTTCCTGAGCAAGGATCGGCTGAAGAACCACGGAGAGGTCCCGCAATTCTACGTCGAGCAGGATCACGACGCCATCATTTCACCGCCCACTTTCAGGCGGGTGCAGGATGAGCTGGAACGGCGAAAGGGCTGCCACGCCACGGGCAGGAGTATTTTCTCCGGCAAAATCTACTGCGGTGAATGCGGGCAGATTTACGGCTCCAAGGTCTGGCACAGCAACGATCCTTACCGAAAAGTGGTCTGGCAGTGCAACGCGAAATACGATGGCGAGAAAAAATGTTCTACGCCGACCATTACGGAGGAGGAGATTAAGAGGGGCTTTGAGCGGATGCTCCGGCAGATGGATAAGGAAGAGCAGATTGCCAACCTGAGAGAGATTTATGCGGATGTTATGGACTACGGGGATTTGGAGCAGGAAAAGGAAAAGCTGGAGGGTGAACGGGACGCCGTCGGGGAGAAGTACAGGCAGGAGATTGAAAAGAACGCCAGGGTCGCCCAGAATCAGGACGAGTATAAAAAGCGGGAGGCTGAACTGGCTGAGGAGTACAACAGGGTGGACGCCGAGGCCAAAGCGGTGGAGGCGGAAATCCAGAAGCGGCAAAGCTGTGGTCGGCGCATCGAAGGTCTGATCGCTGCCCTGGAAGAAGCCAGGGAGGATTTCACCGAGAGCCTTTGGGGTAGCATGGTCGAGAAGGTGACGGTATTTGAGGATGGGCTGGTGTTTACGCTGACAAGTGGTGAAGAAGTGAAGGTTTGA